CAGGAGAAGGCGAAGGAACTGGCCACACTCATCAACCGGACAATCCCGATAAAAGCCGGACGAATAGCGAAGGACCACTTTCAGGACAACTTCCGCCGTGGAGGCTACGTCGACAACGGACTCAAACCGTGGCCGAAGACACGACGCCAGATGAGCGGAGGGCTACGGGCATCCAGCCAGTACGGAGCGCTGCTCTCCGGACGAAACCACCTCTTCAGCTCCATCACCTACAAGCCCGGACAGGCGGAGGTGACGCTGGAGAACAACACGCCATACGCCGCCATCCACAACGACGGAGGCACAATCAACGTGCCCGTCACCGCCAAGATGAAGCGGTTCGCCTGGGCCAAGTACTACGAGGCATCGGGCAAGAAACGAACCAAGAACGGCAAGACACGCTCACGCCGCAAACCACTCACCGACACCGAGGCGGCGGAGGCGGAGGCATGGAAGCGACTCGCCCTCACTAAGAAGACATCGCTCCGCATCACCATCCCGCAGCGCCGGTTCATGGGCGACAGCCGTGAGCTGCGCGAGAAGCTGCAGCAGATGATAGAGAAGGAGCTGATGGAGATAATGAACAAATAACGAACCCCAACCAAACTAAAAAAAAAGGAAATTATGAACATCGAAGCCGAGCTGATTGCTCACCTCTCGTCTGTGATGAGCGGAGAGGCGCGCATGATTGAAGAGAATTGTGGACAAATTGAGAACTACGTGAACGGCGGGCAGGACCAGTACCCGATGGCCTTTCCCTGTGTGCTGGTGAGCTCTCCGGAGACGGAGTGGAAGACGCTGAAGCCCGACGTGCAGCGCGGCAACTCTACGCTCGTCGTGAGCGTGGCGTTCCGCACGTTCGAGGACTCGTTCGACGAGGACTACCACCTGACCGACACGGCGGAGCGTGACGCGCTGGTGCATCGTGTGGCGTGCGCCGTGGCGGCATTCCGTCCGGAGGACAACGGCGGAGACTGCTCCGCTCTGACCCGCATATCCAGCCGTGGCATCGCACTGGCAGGCGGACTGAAGGTCTACGAGAGTGTCTGGGCGTTCCGACAGACGGAATACCTCTAAAACAGCGACAGCTGGGTGTCAATCTGCGCGAGGGCGTTCTGATAGTGCTCCTTCACGCTGTTGTTCACCATGTTGTAGAATGTCTTCTCGCAGATGTGATACTTCGGCCAGATGTAGCGCCGGAGTATCTCACGGTTAGATAGCCCTGAGCGGGCATGCTCTTCGTAGATACGTAGGACATCGTCCATACGATAAAGGTAACTACGACCGACTATTTTTTGCCTTTTTCGTACCATGACTTGTTCTGTGTTGTTTAACCTCACAAATTTACATCAAATTTCCCGTGATGACTCTTCCCATCAAAGAAACTTCTCGCTATCTTCGCCGTACCTACAAATAACACATGTTTTGCTACAACAACACTACAGGAGCACGTCAACCCGTGAGGGCGCACGACAACTTTCTTTCATTCGTGTCAGAAGTGATAGTTTATGTTTTTTATGGTAGATTAGATCAACAAAGCGGAAGGGGCGACACCGACAAAATCGGAGCCGCCCCTTTTACTTCACTCTTCACTCTTTACTCTTTACTCTTTACTCTTTACTCAAGCGAACGGATTATCATCCTCACCGCCCTCCGAAGTGCTGTCACCCTCCGAAGTGCCGCCGGCTGAAGAAGTCGCCGCCGTCGATGTCTTGTAGCTGTTGGTGGTCGATGTGCTCACGTTGTTCAGACGCTCACGCAGAGCCTTCGAGCCGCGGAAGGTCAGGCGCACCTTCTTCACGCTCACCTCGTCGGCGCTCTCCGAGCTCTTGCTCTTCACGCTGGGGAGCAGCGTGCCAAGTGTGCCGAGGCGCACGCCGTGACCCTCCTCAGCCCACGTCATGATGTTCTCAACGAGCGACTCCAGCACCATCTTCACCTGCGCCTTCTTAACGCCGGTGTTCTGCTCCACGGTGTCGGCTATCTTGTCGGTGTCTATCACCGAACCACGGTCGGCGCTCACTATGTAGAGCTCTCGCTCCTCGCCGCCGAACTTCAATGTCTGTTTTCTTACTTTTGCTTCTACTGCCATTTCTCTCTCTGTTTAATCGGTTAATAAATACAGCTCAAACGCTGTTCGAATGTCGTGCTATAGCATGGCGAAGATACTTCATTTCCCCACTCACAGCCGCCCTCATCACGCCCCATTTCCAGCCCCTCCGGACTCGCCCGAACCAGACAGCCGACTCACCCGAATGAACCCGACAATTCAACGACGTTGAGCTGCCCGACTCACCCGAACGAACAGGCACAAAAAAAAGCGGTCATCCTCACGAACAACCGCTTCTCCGAGGCTCCGCCGAGCCTCACACTGCACTAATTTACTAAATCTAATAAACTAAATCCCTAAATTTAATTTACTATAAACAAAAGAAATATGTTGTAATCTATTCTTTCGAAACATTTGAAACTTTGTCGGTTTTTACTTCCACAATGAGTTATTTTTCTCGTTGTTTCTGTTGTTGTTATTAAAGCGAAATTAATAATTATATTGATTAATCTCTCTGTCAGCTTAGTCAGCTTCGGTCATGCCCAACGGGACAGGCTTCCAGCCGCCGTTCTCGCCTCGGATGTCCAGTCGGAGGAATGTCCTCGACGCAGCCGGGCGGTAGGCCTCCTCGATGATCTCAACACCCTCTATGAAGCGGTCGTTGCCGCTCTTCTGGGCCAACTTGCGCAGCTGCATCACTCGGCTCGCCTTCAGGTTGCCCTCCTGGTCCTTCGACAGCAGGCGGAGCACCAGCTCAACGAGCGCCTGTGTCTCCTTGTCCTTGGCCAGGCCGGAGATGTACTCCTTCACCATGGCGATGCCTGCCTCTGCCGTGTCGTCGTAAGCGTCCAGCACGTACTGACCGAGCGTCAGGCGCTTGTCCTGCGCCTCGTTTACGAATGTGTGTGAGCGTTGTCCGTCGTGGGTGAGCGACATCACCTCCTGCTTCATGCTGAGCACGGCGCGGAAGTTCTCGAACACCTTCTCCTTCACGGCCTTCAGCTGTTCGCTCAGGCTGAGCAGTTCCGGCACCGCCGCCTCCATCTCGTCGTTCACAAGCTGCCGGTAGCTTTCGCGGTTCTCGCGTCGGCGTGCCGTCAGCTCCTTCTTGCGCTTCCACTCTAAGAACTCTTCCTGGTCCTTCGTGGTTTGTTCTTGTTCTGTCATATCTGTTTCTCCTTTCTTTTGTGGCGGTGAGGGTTGTCCTCAGCCGCCGGTTAATCTCGTATATCATTCTCCTCGATGGCCGAACGCCTCCTCAACGGTGTATTCAGCCCTCTCTATCTCATCCTCGACCCAATTGCCGAGCTCCTGCATGAACTCGAGGTACTCCTCGTTGTCCAGCTCCACAGTCACATTCCTGATGTGGCGCTTCATGTCTTCTATCGCCTGTCTGTTGTTATGCATCTTCTTCCTCCTTCTTTATTCGTTTAACTAAAGTAATCATCAAATTTCCCCCACCGGAGCACCATCACCAGCCGCTTCTTCCCGGCAGGCCGGAAGAACTCCACATCCTTCAGACCTCCCTTCCGCTTGATGGCCCACAGCTTGCGCTTCAAGTCCTCCAACTGCTCCTCGGTGAGCTTGCCGAACTCCGTGCCGCAGATGCGGACGTGGCGGCAGAAGCCGTTCACCTTGTCCCAGTCCTGAGAGTTTATCCCTATGTCGGCCATCAGGCTCAGGCACTGATGGCGCAGGCTCTTAATCGTCCGGCGGCGGGTCTGCCCGTGCTCCAGGTCGTAGCACATGGCGTTGTACTCGCTCAGCCACATCTCACGCATCGACTCCGTGCGTCCGCCCGTGTACTGGCTCACCATCTGGTGGCGCGCCTCCTCACGGTCGCCGGGAATCTTCAGCCGGTTCCAGGTGTGGAAGAAGCGGGCGAAGTTCGTCGGGCGGTCCCGCACCCATTCATACTCTAAATCATGTTTGTAACCCATATTAATAATCTCCTGTTGTTATTGTCGTTTCTTAAATCAATGTCAGCATTTAACGGTCACTACTTGCGAAGGCGGCTCGGCAGCCACACCACACGAGCCACGGCATCCATCATGCCCGAACCCTCGCATACGGGGCACTGGCAGGTCTCGCTCTCCTTGGTCTCCTGCGAGTCGCGGTAGAAGTAGCCCTTACCGCCGCAGTAGCGACATGTAAAATTGTTGCAGTAGATGTCCTCCGGCGTGAAAATCGATGTCTCCGGAGGTGTCAGTTCAATCACTCTTCTTTGTGTGCTCATAACTCAATAATTCTGTTTGTTTGATACAGCCGCCCCCCAGTACTCCGAGGCTCCCTGCTCCCAGATGGTGAACTCACCCGTCTGACCGATGTAGCGCCCTTTGCTGAAGGCCTTGTAGCCCTCAATCCAGATTTTCAGATCTGCGTCGTACATCAGGCCC